CACGAGCTTTCGCCCGCAAGTCAGTCATCTTCATTAGAAACCTCCATTGTTACGCAGGGCATCGGACTGTAGCTTCATTGCTGCAATCCGTTCTCGCGAAGCCCGGTCTTCCGCGTCAGTCTGGGCCTCTATTTGCGCCTTCGCCATATCGACTTGAGCGTCAAGTTTGCTGTCAGCATCGCGCTGCTGGATCTTCATCTGCTCCACCTGAAGCATCGGATCAGGGCCCGGAGGCTGTGCCTTATAGGATGGCGCAAGCTGCTGCATGGCCTGTGCAACCATAACCGCAAGCTGGTTCTCGATCTCAGGCGGCAACGGCTGGCCCGGAGGCGGTAATGGCTGGCCAATGATCTGCTCAACCTGCAAGCGCATCTTCAGAGCCAAATGCTCATTGATGTGTGCCTGCAGCGCCGGGTTCTCTTCAGCAATCGGAGCGTGCGCCGCGATGTGAGCATCATGATCCTGATACGCTCCGGCCACCAATGGCTTGCCCGTCAGCGCATTCTGGTTCTCGGTCAGCGGATCGAGCGGCTTCGGCTTGGCCTGCTCAGGCAGCAGCAGCGCTTCGATCTTCTCTTCAGGAATGCCCATCTCTACATACATCTGACGATAGGCTTCGCGCAGATTGTGCTGGTCAGGCTGCTGTGTCGCAAACCGCAACAGAGCCTCTGCCCGCATCATGCGCTGGGCAGACGACGAAATATTCGGATCGCTTACCGGAATCACATCGACGTTATCCGAGAAGTCTTCCCGCATAATCGCCGACATTCCGCCGCGAACGGGGAACGGATACGGCTCGTCTGGCAGATATTTGCCAAACATCTTCGCAATCAGCTTCAGCTCTCGGTTGAACGCCTTATGGGACCGCTTGAGGGTCGCCGACTGGAGTCGGGTTGCCGCTTCCATAAGAGCCACAGTCGTTCCAACTGGGGCATCCTGTCGGCCTTCACCCACGGCAATCTCCGCCGTGTTTGCGAGATTCCGCGCACTCTCATACGTTTCCTTCAACAGCGCCAGAGAAACCTGCGACGGCTCCTTATACGGCATCGTCATGATCGCGTTCTGGATCGGCAGGCCGCCCGTGTCGATCTCGCGGAACTCCGTCGGACCAATCCCGATGTTATTGTCGTCCAGACGCATACCCTTGACGCGCAAGCCGCCCGGGAAGTTATTCAGCGTCGCCGCGTCAATTAGCTGCCGGCGGATCGATGTCGCGGTCTTCGCCGAATTCCCCAGCAAGTGAGCATATCCAAGACCGTAAAACCCAACGCCCGGCATCAGCTTATAGTGGACGAAGCAATCCTGACGCTTGAACGTCGGATCATTTTCCTCATAGTTCCGATAGATCGACAGAACCTTACGGCTGCCCTCCTCAATCGTCACAATATACGGCAGAGGAATGCCATCCTCATTCTCGAACCCTTCAAGGTTCAGATCCGCATAAACCTCGTAAATCTTATACTCTTCCGTGCCTTCAGCACCCGGCTCAACACCCTGAACACCATCAACCTGCGCCTGAATCGGCGTCTGGTCAGTGTCGTTCGGCTGCGGATCGCCAACCTTTATGTCGCGATACACGCCCGCCAACTGCGCCAAACGGAAATTCCGCTGCGTCATCGGCGTTATGTGGCAGAAACGCGGTGACGTCTCCAAATCCGTCGTGCCATACGCCACGATGAAGTTATCCGGCAGCACGAACCGGCTCACCGGGCGACCCAGTATCCGGTCCTGATACACCTTCTTGAACGTCGAACCCACCAGCGCCAGCCAAAACAGCATCTGGTCGAACTCTTCATAGAATTCCGGGGCCAGCTCCGTCAGGTACAGATTCATGAAATCCTTAACCCGCGACGCCTGCGCCTCCAACTGCTCGTTCGCAACCCCAATGATCTGCGTCTTCACAGGCCCACTGGCCGGCAGCAACTCGCCACAGGCAACCGCCTGCCAACGCACCACCGCTTCCGCCAGCAACGGATCATACACGCCACACGCGCCCTTAAACGGCATCGTGCGGTCCTCAATCTTCAGACCCATCAGCTTGATGCCCTCAGACATCGTGGTTTCCCACTCAGCGCGGCTCTGCCTGTCTTCCTCAACCCCGCCGAGCAACATCTCGCCCAGCCCGTTCAGGTCCATATCGTCCATGTACAACGCCAGATTCGAATCGTGCAGGATCTCGTCCTCAACGTCCTCTTCCGGCTCGAAATCAATCTCGACGCCGCCATCATCCAATTCGGTGATCTCAGCGCCGTCGACCATCTCCGGCCCACCTATGTCGATTTCGTATTCAGCCTCACCCTCAGGCATTTCAACGTCAATGCCGCCAATCCCCTCAAACTGAGGGCGGAGCATGTCTTCGACTGTCATCGGTTTGCGGGCCATTATGCCTCCTATCAATAAAACGCAGCGCGTTCAAGCGGCGTATCATAAACCTCTTCATACGGGTTTTCCGTATTGTGCACCCATCCGGACTGCTTAACCCGCAGAAACGCCATCGTCATCGTGTCGACCCAGTCCCGCGAATCCGCAGCCGGGAACTGCACGCACTGCTCCATGAAATCACGCGCCCACGGCCTCAACTGATCATAGGACGGCTTCATCGCCGGCAACCATACCCGGCCATTCTCGATCAAATCCGTCACCAGCCGGACACGCGCAATCTTATCGCCAAACTTATCCGGATTGAACGGCGTCGCAACAATCCCCGCCCGCCCCAGATCCTGTATCAGCATCTGTCCGTTCGCCTTCGCCTCCACCAGCACCGTATCCGGCTGCCGGTTCTTCGACGCCTTGATCGGCGTGCGGTAATTATCGTCCCGGTAATCCGTCGCCATCCGCTGCACCATGCGCCTCAGTATCGGCCACTCCGCCCGGTCGCGCCACACCGACAGCAATATCAGATTCGGTATATCGTTCTCATCATCGAACACGCCCCACGTCGTACTCGCACTATACGCCGACGTCTTATTCGCCGTCAGCGCCGTATCCCACGCCTGTATGACATATTTCACCTCCGGCGGATCGGGCGAACGCCACCACTTAAACCACGTCTGATCGATAATACCACCATCATCCACCACCGGATTCTGCTGATACAACGACGACCAGATCCGGCTCGTCGTGGAAGGCTGGCGGCGGATCTTCTCCAATTCCTCTTTCGGGAACTGTTCCGGCCACAGCGCATCTCCGGGCTCTCGCCCCAAAATGTCGTTATCCACCGCCAGCGCGGGCAATACCACCCGCTCCCACTTCTCACCCCCACCATCCCGTTCGCCCTGATCCAAACGACCCATGTGGTCCCCCAGATGCCAGCGCGTCCCTATCAGGATGATCGGCGTGTCCTTGTTCTTACGGCGCGTGAAAAAATCCGCGCCGTACCATGCCCATAACTTATTCCGCTCACTCTCCGACTCCGCCGCCTGAATCCCCGACAGCAAATCGTCCCCAATCAATATATCCCCACGACGACCCGTCACGTTCGCACCAACCGCCGTCGCGTGATAACCACCAGACTGCGTCGTCATCCACTCGCCAGCCGCCGTCTTGTCCGCGCTAATCCCCACGTCCGGGAACAACCGACGATGCTCGTCGCCCTTAATCACGTTACGAACCTTCAAACCAAACGAATCCGACAACTCCTGCTTGTGTGTCGCAAAAATCACATTCTTCGTCGGGTTCTTCGCCAAGTAATAGGCCGGGAAGTAATGCGAGGCAGCAAACGACTTCCCATGCCCCGGTGGCATACTGATCATCAGCCGCATGATCCTACCCTCGGCAACATCATCCAACTTATCACATATCAACTTCAAATGCGGCGGCGGCTTCATCCCGCTCACATATTCAATATATGCCGCAAACGATGCCATCGCCTCCTCGCGGGCAACCAACTCCGCCAGCAAATCATCTAACGACAGATTATCCGTCATTCGGCGTCAATAACCGTCACCGGCCTCGCCCTGTCCGCAACCATCGCACGCAACGTCTGCAAATCCAAATCCTTCGCCGTCACCGTGTGATTGATATTCAACGTCTGATCCATCATCCCCAGCAACTGCGCCTGCGCCTTCACCGCACTTATCGCACTCGCAAAACTCTTCGCATCCAACGCACGCTCATGTACCGCCTGCAACTCATCCAAAAACAAATCCCGCGTGTACTCCGTCCGCTCAATCTCAATCCCAGAAGACTCAGCCTCCGAAATCAATCGCTGAACCTCCACTCGCGCCAACTGACGCTCAGCAACCACCCGGATGTTATACTCAGGATTCGTTATCCCAGCACGTACACACGCCAACTCCGCCGCGTTCTTCGTCTTCAATGCACGCAAGCGAACATACTCTCGCGCAAAAACCAAATCACGGTCCTCAGCAGCCACGCTGATCAACGAATCTAAGCCAAAACCACCGTCATCTATGTCCATAATCATCCCATATAATCAGCAGCCAAGTTAAAACAATATATAAATTCGCGCCACACAACGCATTACGTATAAATTTTTATGGAACCAACAACCAAAACAAAGGGGGCCATATCAGGGG